TTGTGATTGACAGCTTAATGAAGTGCGGTGTAAGGTCTGATGACATGAACGCTCAAAAGGAGTTCTTGGATAAGCTTTGTGCAGCAGCTAGGGATTTAAATGTCCATGTGCATTTGATTGCTCACAGCCGTAAAGGCGAGGATGAGTTTAGCCCACCGAATAAAATGGATGTGGCTGGCTCAGCAGACATTACTAACCAGGTAGACAATGTGATGACTGTTTGGCGTAACAAGAAAAAAGAAAAGTTAATTCGTAGTGGCAAGGCGAAAGAAGAAGAGTTAAACGCACCTGATTGCTTGTTGATATGTGATAAGCAGCGTCATGGTGAATGGGAAGGCGAGATTGCATTGTGGTTTGATGCAGCGTCTATGCGATACAAGGGAAGCCAACACGAAAAAGTGTGGCAATTAAAATTTTAGGAGATTGATATGCCATGTAATCAAAACTGTAATCAAGGCCGTAACTGTAATTGTAGTAGAGCTGGTGATAGAGCCGTAGTGATTGTGGCAACATTGCTATTTATTGCTGTAGTTTCTATGGGATTTGGTGTGTGGAAGCTTTTTAATGGAAGCAACGCACAAGATTGTGCTGTAGAAGTGCAGTTTAGTAATGGTGTAAAGGCTACTTACCTTGGAACTAGCGTTTGATATATCACTTTTTTCACTTTAATTCGGTCTAATCAAGTCTGTATAAGGGTTTCAGAGGAATTGATGCGCATTGTCTGCGAATGTTTAAGTTTAATTTTATGCGTAAGTCTACACTTTTAGTTTAGTTTTGAACTATTTGTGTAAACCATAGGATACAAATATGAAATTGTGTAAATTATAGGATACAGATATGAAATTTAGTGAAACAGAGTTTTACAAGCATTTTGGCAACAATGCTGAAGAATGGAAAGTTGTTACCAATGAAGGTAAAGTTTATATAGGTAAAGGCTGGAAGCAAGAATACGAAGATTCAAATTACAAGGAGGCAACACTATATGTTGCAGAAAAGCCAACCGAAAGTCTGTCAATTGTGCGGTCAAAGTCAAAGACGGTCATTACCGCAAAACGCACGGCTACATAAGCTGTTTCAATTAATGGCTGAAAGCTTAAAAGGTAAAGACGGGTTACACCATCCTCACCAGTGGTGGAAAGTGATGGCTAAGGACCAGTGGCTGGGTTACAATGAATTTACAGCACCTGATGGTCGTACAATATATGCTTTAAAGTCTACTGCTGATTTAAGCGTAGAAGAGCTTAACAATTTTATGAATGAAGTTGAACGATACTGCGCTGTGCGTGGTGTTTATTTACAGGATTAATTATGATAGCTGTTTTATTTGCAAGAGATGACAGCCGATACAAAGAGCTAGATGGTTATGATGTGTATGACATACATCGTGACGCTAGAAACTATTGCTTAAGTTACCCAGTGTTAGCACATCCACCTTGCCGTGCTTGGGGTCAATTAAGCCACATGGCTAACCCAAGGCCAGACGAAAAACAATTGGCTTTTTTTGCTTTAGCGCAAGTAAGGTTAAATGGCGGTGTGTTAGAACATCCTGCTGGCTCAAGATTGTGGCGAGAAGCAAACCTACCTCTAGAAGGCGAGTTTCCTGATGAGTTTGGTGGATTTACTATTGAGGTAGATCAATATGACTTTGGCCATGTAGCGCACAAGAAAACAAAGCTTTACATTTGCGGTATAGCTATGAGAGAGTTACCACCCCCCCCCCCACAAATACAGCGCCTACTGACAGGTCAATATGTGGGAATGTAAAAGGCACAAAGCGTTGCACTCAATACCAAAGAGAATATACGCCTGATGCGTTAATAGAATTTATAACGGAAATTTGCAGGAAAATATAATGGCAAACCCAAACAATTTAGAAAAAGCTCACAAACTAAAAGAAGAAAACAGAGCTTTAAACTTGGCGGTAGTGTATTTACATTTAAAAGATGAGCCATCTGTTGCAGTAAATCTTGCTATAAAAATGAATTTAACGCCAGCCATTATTACGGAATACTGTAAACATCTTGAAGCTGAAGGCTATTTGTGGTCTGAATTTATATCAGAAGGCAGAGCTAGGTCAAAACTGTATCACACAACAGAAAAAGATAACTTCCCATGGCCTAAGCAATGTAAAGATTTAACAAACTTAAAAAGAGCATACTTTGACGCTAATTATCCTGGAATACATCAAGCATTACGGGACGCAATTTATGAAGGTCGTATTAGTCCTGATATTATTAGGTCACATAAAGAATTAGATTCAGCTCATTGGGTAATACCTAAAAAAGACAACTCAAAATATAGAGCTAACTTTCAATCAAGCTTGAGTGGGGAATACAGTGCCTAATTACAGAAACAAGAAACTGCTAGAGCTTTGCCGTGAGATACCTTGTCAATCATGTGGCGCTATGGATGGTACAGTATGTGCAGCACATTCTAATCAACTGCGTGATGGTAAGGGTACAGGAATTAAGGCTAGTGATTATCGTGTAGCAGCGTTATGTAATAGCTGTCATCATTCTATTGATAATGGAAACAAATTATCTAAAGAAGAGCGTAAAGAAGTATGGGAGTTAGCACATAGATTTACAATTGGATATATGTTTGAAAATGAGATGATTGGAGTTTTGAAATGATTACCCAAAAAGAATTAAAAGAAATGCTACATTACAACCTAGAAACAGGCATTTTTACATGGGCAAATAAAAGAGCTTCTTGGATTAACATAGGAGATGTTGCAGGGCATTTGACAGTTACTGGGTATATTACTATTCGTGTAATATATAAATCATATTTGGCTCACAGACTTGCTTGGTTATATGTGCATGGGGAATGGCCTGAAAATCTAATTGACCACATTAATAATAACAGGTCAGATAACAGAATATGCAATTTAAGAAAAGCAACTAAAACAGAAAACAATAGAAATACATTGAGAGGTTTAAAAAACAAATCTGGTGTTAAAAGTGTTTTTTGGAAAGAAAATGCTAAAAAATGGCAAGTGCAAATGAAAATAAACGGCATACAAAAACATTTTGGCTATTTTAAAGATATTGAATTTGCTGAATTAGTAGCCCAAGAAATTAGAAGTAAATATCATGGTGAATTTGCGAGAGACAAATGATTAAACTTACACTGCCATGGCCTCCAAGCACTAACCACTCACACCACTACGGAGGCAAGCGCAAGTTCTTAAGCAAGCCTACGCAAAAGTTTAGAGAGGCTGTGCAAGACATAGTTGTAGACGCTAAGGCTAAGATAGAGGGAAGGCTGGCTGTGTTCTATGCTTTCTACCCACCAGACCGAAGACGCAGAGATATAGCTAACTACGAAAAACAAGCCACAGATGCACTACAAGCTGCTGGCGTGTTCTTAGACGATGAGCAGATAGACTTCATTTGGCTAGTGCGTAGGCACATTGTTAAGGAAGGTATGTGTAAGGTTGTCATTGTGCCATATACTGAAATACATCAAATGCTAGAAAAATATGAGGATTACATTTAATGGAACTAGGTAGAGTAATATATTATTTAGATATGTGGCGTGAGTACATGAAGTCAGACAACAACAAGCTAGGCTACAAGTCTAAGTCTTCTGGCTTTCACACAGGCGGTGTACATTCGTTTGATGATATAGCTGACGAGGTAGATAACCACAGCGTAAGAGTTGTGGATAAGGTGATAGATGACTTGCCAGCCTTTCAACGCAATGCTATCTATGTGATCTACTTGGGCCAAAAGACTATGATGGACATGAAGGTATTAGATCGCTATTACGACAATGCAATGGCCATGTTGCAGCAAAAACTGACAGAAAAAAACCTATACTAAATACTACTTGACAAACGAGCCATTTTGTGGTATTATACGACCTGCTGGTATAGTTGCGTCTATATGATTCATATACCAAGCTTTAACCTAATCTCCGTTGGGTTCGGACTCTCCTAAAAGCTGAGTCCATTTTTTTGGGTGAAAGCTATGCTAGTAGCCCATCTATTCAATATCTTTATGGGAAATCGTTATGGCAGATAATTCAAAACTTGCTGAAGCTTTAATGATGGATTCCTATAAAAACAACACGCTACAAGACTTTTTGTCACGCTTACAGTTATCAGGAAGCATGGGTACATCTAAGCAACCAGGTGTTAATACTACTTATGGTAGTGGCCGAGCAGGTATTGATATGCCTATTGGCACTAGCAACTTAAATGCTGGTGTAGGCTTTGGTGGATATAAATCTAATGTAGATGTGCCAGGCTTTAAGAAAACATTTAAAGACTTTGGTGTAAACAATATAGACGCAGAATACTCTAGTGGTCAAAACACACTAGGTGGTAACTACCAAATAAATCCAGAAGGTAAAGACGGATTTAATGTGTATTACAGGCGTAATTTTTAAAATTATTCAATAACATATAGGTTGACTTAAATGGCTAATACCAAGAACACTCTTGGAGGAGCGCCTAAAGGTAATCAGAACGCTGTAAAAGGCAAGATGTGGTCTGACGCTCTCCGAAAAGAAATCATACAAAACGACCACCTTACCAAACTTGTTAAATCACTAATAGACAAAGCATTAGATGGTGACATGGCAGCGTTAAAAGAGATCGGTGATCGCTTAGAGGGCAGACCAGTCCAATCAGTAGAGCAAACAACACAACTGACTGCTGATGTTGAAGTCTACGCATGGCAAGAATAATACCTTACAAGCCCAGGGAAGCGTTTCAACCATTACACACTAGCAACAAGCGATGGAAGGTTGTAGTAGCCCATCGTAGGGCAGGTAAGACAGTAGCCTGTGTCAACCAGCTTATTAAAGAAGCTGTGATGAGCAAGCGTAATGACTTTCGTGCAGCATACATAGCGCCATTCTATAAACAGGCTAAGTCTGTAGCATGGGACTACTTTAAATACTTTACTAGGGTAATTGATGGCATCGTTATTAATGAGTCAGAGCTACGCATTGATTTTAAGAACGGTGCAAGAATTCAGCTATTTG